TGGCACTTGCTCCTTGAAGGTTGGAAATAACAAGTCTGTAGTTATCGTAAGTTGAACTAAATACCGATGTTATGTTTGCTGTTGTAACACCAGAGAACGTTCCGCTGGACAAATAAACAAGGCCAATATCTCCAGTTGTTGCAACCGTTCCTGATTTGTTAGGCAAAGTTAAAGTACGACTAGCAGTTAGGGTAGTGGGCGTTAAAGTGACACCATAACTAGATGTACCACCAGCACGACCTTGAAGTTCAACTGCATCTTGAGTAGCACTAGAAGTTGCTCGTATGTTACCAATAACATCTAGTGAACGGTTGGGTGAAGTGAGTCCAATACCAACACGACCTGCGGCATCGATAACGAAGGGGGTTGAGTCTGTACTGGCCGAGTCCTCAACAAGAAAAGAGTTACCTATACCAGTATTGGTAATACGCATAGCGGTACCACTAGATGTCGCAACAACTAAAGATGCCGTATTTAATGTTGTTCCATCAAATGTGAGGTTTGCACTACCTGCTGCAGCGTTTGAACCATCTTTGTAAACAACTTGATTAGCGGAACCAGCAACAGGTCCAGTCGCGCCCTGACTGCCAGTTGCACCTTGGCTTCCAGTAGCGCCTTGTGGTCCAGTGAAACCTTGTGTTCCTTGGGGTCCAGTTTCGCCCTGAGTACCTTGTGGTCCTTGAGTTCCTTGCGGTCCAGTAAACCCTTGAGTACCCTGAGGTCCTTGTGCACCCGTGAATCCTTGTGGACCTTGTGGACCCGTGTCTCCCTGTGTACCTTGCGGACCCTGTGCGCCCGTGAATCCTTGCGCACCCTGAGCACCTTGGGGACCTGTGAAACCCTGGACCCCCTGAGGTCCCTGGGAGCCTGTTTCGCCTTGACTGCCAGTAAAACCCTGTGCGCCCTGAACGCCCTGCGGACCAGTGAATCCTTGGGTGCCCTGTGGACCAGTTTCACCTTGTGGACCCGTCGCCCCCTGAGCACCTTGAGGACCTGTAAAACCTTGCGCACCCTGCGAACCCTGAGAGCCTTGTGGGCCAGTAAAACCCTGAGCACCCTGACTCCCCTGTGCGCCTTGCGAACCTTGAGCACCAACATCGCCCGTACGAGCAAAAGTAATAATTACATCTTCACCATTAGAGAACGACGAAGCGGAACCAGAAACATATCCACACGCAACTTCAAAATAACCAGTTTCCTCAGTGACAGCAGAAATCGTAAACAACGCAAAATCTGTTGAGTCCGCTTTATTAGAAATTCTAAAGTGGCCCTTGATAGTGCTTGTTGAGTCATCAATGGTTCTTAAGAATGACTGAATGTCCGTTGATGAATCATCTTGGTCATCAATGAGTAGTTTTGTTGCTGTCGTAATGTTGGAAGCGTCAAACTTTAGTTTCCCTGCACCGGGGTCGGTTAGGGTTGTCCCTGTATCGAACGTGTAGTCGAGTGTGATGCCACCAAAGTTCCCTTGGATACCTTGGGGGCCTGTTTCGCCTTGGGAGCCTGTAGCGCCTTGTGGGCCGGTGAATCCTTGTGCACCTTCTGCGCCTTGGGGTCCAGTGAAACCTTGTGTTCCTTGAGGGCCTTGCGAGCCAGTAAATCCTTGCGCCCCCTGTGCCCCTTGTGCTCCTGTATCACCTTGAGCACCTTGCGCTCCTTGGGGGCCTGTGAAGCCTTGTGCCCCAGTGAAGCCTTGAGTGCCTTGTGGTCCAGTGGCGCCTTGCGAGCCAGTAAATCCTTGAGTTCCCTGCGGACCAGTGTCGCCCTGTGGACCTTGCGGACCCGTTGCTCCTTGACTACCTTGAGGTCCAGTGAAGCCTTGAGTGCCTTGGGGGCCTTGTGCACCAGTAAAACCTTGAGCACCTTGAGGACCAGTAGCGCCTTGTGCTCCTTCTGCTCCCTGTGAACCAGCAGTACCTTGTGGACCTGTGGCACCTTGACTACCAGTTGCCCCTTGCGCCCCAGTGAAACCTTGAGCGCCAGCAGAGCCCTGCGGTCCAGTGGAACCCTGTGGGCCAATATCTCCCTGTGGTCCTTGGGAACCAATAGCACCCTGTGCGCCAGTTGCACCTTGAGCGCCAGTTGAGCCTGTAGCACCCGTGGCACCTTGAGGACCAGTAGCGCCCTGTGCGCCAGTTGAGCCTTGTGCGCCAACATCTCCTTGCGGACCCTGACTGCCAGTAGCACCCTGACTACCAGCGGAACCCTGTGGCCCTTGTGAGCCCGTTGCGCCCTGAGAACCAGTGAAGCCTTGCGGACCAGTAGAACCCTGTGCACCTTGAGGACCCGTCACCGTACTAGCCGCACCCTCAGCGCCCTGCGAGCCAGTTGCGCCCTGCGGACCAGTAACACCAACAACAGTAGAGGGAACAAACTTTGCCCCATCAAACCTCAAAACTTGGTCAGCGGCAGCGCCAGAAGTATCTACCTCAATGCCATCAATAAATAAAATCGGAACCTTGAGAGTGTCGTCAGTTTTGAGGACATTCGCTGCATCACGATATAGGTTTACGTCACCCGCAGCAGAACCATCACCCCAAACGAGTCGTCCACCGCCCTGAACCTGCAATCTTGCGTAAGTTTCGCCATCAAGAAAAATTGTTAAACCATCAGAGCCAGCAGAAGATAACTGCTTGATTGTGATTGGTGTTATAAATTTTTGAGCCATGACCTCAGTCGTCTCTTATGATGGGCCCCTCGGGGCAATATTTACTTAGCCTGTTACAATAATTCTGTATGCGCCGTTACCAATAGCACCCAAAAGGGTAACGCTGACTGTGTTGACATCGGTACGGGTGACATCACCAATAACTGTGGCCCCAGAAGCGACTTCCACAATCTGAACAATTACATCAAGAGTGTTGAAGTTGTGAACCACTGACGTTGTTGAAACATTGTCAGCGTGAGCAGCACAGGCTTTGGTAGCAATACGGGCAAGTGCTGGGGTGCTTGTTCCGCGACCTGTTGCTTCGGCGGCTGTTGATGCCAAGTTGGTACGAGCAGTTGCTTCGGTTGTTGCGTTAGTGCCACCATTAGCGATAGGGAGTGTTCCAGTGACACCAGTTGTCAACGGAAGTCCAGTTACGTTAGTGAGCGTTCCCGAGGCAGGGGTGCCTAATGCTGGGGTAGTAAGCGTAGGGCTAGTGAGCGTTTTGTTAGTAAGGGTCTCAGTGCCTGCTAAGGTGGAGAGAGTTCCCGTGGTGGGCAGGGTTACGCTCGTAGTGCCGGTTGTGGTGAGCGTCGTGGCGTGTGCACCAGAGGTAGTGAGGTTCCCGCCCAAAGTAATGGTTTTGCCGGTGTTGTCTACTCCAGTACCACCGTACTGGCCGGCAATGGCTGTGCCGTTCCATGTGCCGGTAGCAATCGTTCCAAGTGTCGTAATCGTTGATTGACCAACATAGGTGCTATCAATATCGATAGCGTCTTCAGAAACAGAGATACGACCCGCTGTTCCAACGGCGTTAATCGTAGCCCCAGTCTTAGTAAGACCATTGCCAGCCGTGATTTGCCCAGCGCCAGAGAACTGAACCCAAGCGATTGCGTCCGTGCCTACGGTAATGGCTCCGTTGCTTGTTACAACCCAGCCAGAGTCGGCGTTGGCGGTACCTTCTTCAACAAACGTGAACGCTCCACCAGATACTTCACCCGTACCATCAAAGTCTGTTGCACGAACAGCAGCGCCAGTAGACTGGACTACATAAATACCGTTTTCAGAAGCGGTGCTTTGGTTCTTTACGAGGACACGGTCACCGGCAACAAGAGTAACACTGGTGTCAAGAGTGACGCCAGCCTCAAGTTGTGATGCGAGGTTTACCGCAGCGGTAGTTGCTGCACGGACCGACTGCTTGACATCCAGTCCTGAACGGGCAGCATCTACATATGCTTTGTTGGCTGCATCGAGGTCATTTTGTGGCGCAGTTACTTGGAGGCGACCATTATCGTCGCGCTTTGCAAGGGTTCCATTGGTATTGGATGCCGTGGCATTATTAAGTAGAGTGTAGAATGCGCTGGTTAAAAGACCAGCGTTGCTACCATCTGCAAGGTTAAGAGTAAGTGTAATCTCTCCGGCATTGCTTTCGCCAACAGTTAAGGCGCTTGAAAAGGTTCCAGCAGATGTAACGCCATTAATCAGCGTTTCCCAAGCCTCTCCAGTGTAATACTTGACAGCATCATCACCGGTGTGATAAATCATCCGGCCTTCAAAGTTGCCGCTACTTGGGTTGGTGGCCAATGCCTCGAATTTTGCGTTAATCAGTTGATTCTGATTGAGGTCAATATTTGTTAGAAACTTCTGAGCCATGGTGTTTCCTTAAGTTAGGTAAGCGAATCCCGAAAATGCAGCACTAAATAAAATTTGCACTTGAGTACTAGATAAATATTGTATCTCACCATAGACAACTGTGTTGCTAGAATCCACAACCATTACACTAGGATTGCCCCCTAGGGTATGAGTAATTGTCCATGTAGAGGACACCGAACCCTGTGTGTGTATGTGTCTCCTAGTTGGTGCTGTTGCAATAGACCCCGTAGTCACGGTGACGTTATTGACCGTTGTTTGTACAGTAACTAGGTTTTGGTCTTCTTGATTTACGGTGACAGTATTCGGGGTATCCTGCTGAATATTGACCGTATTAGGGATGCCGGTCATCGGGTAACCTCAGGGAGAAGCGTGAAGGCTCCTTTTAGGAGTTTTGAGACTTGGCTTGATGAATTGATAATTTCTAGGTCGTACACACCGCTTGTTTCAAGTGCTGCGGTCTGTCCTGCCGTCATATTGATAGTCAGTTGTCCACCTGGGGAGTAGGCCGTTCCTGTTCCGCTACCCACTCCAGTGGCTACAAATGATGTTCCTGCCGTATTATTGGCAGCGCCAATTGCTGTAAAAGAGGTATTGCCTGCGGTCAAGATGACATATCTTGTTCCCACAACGAAAGAACCAGCGTTGACTGTTGCTGAAGCGGTATATACGATGCCGCTATTCGCTGTCGTGAGTTCAATCATGACAGTGGCTGACTCAATCGTCCGCCGTATCTGCATTCTGCCGGTAAAACCAGTAAAGTCATACGGAAGCATCGTACTGGCGTCGTTGGGGTCGGGGTATTCCACCGTAATGATACGGCTGAACGTCGAGCCCTGCTCACAAGTTATATTGTATGTTCCTGCAAGCATGGGTTACTCTCCTCTGATGCCTACAATATTGTAGTTGAGAGAAGTATGTGCTGGCAGGACTATCAGAGGATAGAGCCAGAATCCTTGTTCGAACCGACTTTTTTGAGTCCGAGTGATGCGGCGACGATAAGTCCGGCAGCAACGACGCCAGTCTTCAGGCTGTCCGTGTTGGTCAGACCGTCAAAGTCTGCACCAGCATTGACCCAGGCACCCAGGTATGAGGCTAGGAAAGCGGTAACGGCTCGTTCTGCAGTGTCTTTGATAAATTTAATTGACATATTTTTCTCCTTAGATTGTTTCCATATATACCATTACGAACATGTCTTGTATGGTGAGGCTCTCCGCGTCCACATAATCTTCTGACGCGATAGGCTTCCAATTAGTGCCGTTATAATAATACAAAGCACCAGTACCGTTATTGTCGGCTTGAATGAAACTAAGATTACCTTTTGTTAAAATACTTCCATAAGTAGTGTCGGTATCGCGAGCGTTTTGAGTTTCCCAAATTGTCACATTTTGTTTCATCAAATATGTCATAGCATCCGCAGCGTTAAACGTGTCACCCGAAACCCATGTTTTATAACCGTATGTTGTCATAAAAACTCCCTATCCAAGCGGGTCATCATTAAATTCACCCAAATCTTCATTATCGAACGTAAATCTTAAGTCGTGAACGACCTCTACTGTTAGTTTATACCCTGCAGGCCGTGCTGGTTCCAACAATGCTTCTAATAATGGGCTACGACCGGCAGCCGCCCAAGGAGTTTCATCATACAAAGTTTTGATGGATAAAAGAAAACCAGTCAAAGTATAAGTACGATACTTAGTGCCAGTTAAATATCTGTCAAGAATACCATCAAAAGCCTCGCGAGTGCCAGCCTTATACCCCCAATACCCATTAGAAATCTGCCAACGAGCAAATGTATCCTCATTTGCCTCGTAAGCATTTAAGGAAACTTCAGAAAAATTTAAACTATTAGTATTGATCTCGGCATTATTTGAAGTGCTTCTAAAAATTTTGTATTTATTAGATAAACCGCCAGTCACAAAAACATCCAAATAATTACTTAACGTCAATGTGGCAGGTAGTGTCCCAATTCTAGCCGGCGCACCGCTGCTTTGAACAACATAAACACCATTAGTAGATGTTGACGCTTGATCTTTAATAAGAATTTTGTTGCCTGCTAATAAAGTGACGTTATCGACAACGGCCCCTGCTTGGAATGATGCTGGTCCCGTAAACGTCCCAGCCGTTGTCGTTGCAGCCACAACCGATATCTGCTTAATACCAAAAGTCAATGCATCCGTACCCACCGTAGGATTACTTGCATTCGTCAATCTCCAAATAGTTCCAGAATTAAGATCGCCATCCCGAACAAGAATAGAAAAACCAGCAGAAATATTAAGTGAACCAGCCGGCATATCCGCGGCCCTGGTTGGAGCACCAGTAGCATTAACAACATAAATACCGTTTTGCGATGCTGTCGACTGATTTTTGATAAGAATTCTATTACCAGCAATTAATAAGACGCCATCGATAGTTTGTCCTGCCGCATAAGCAGTAGCAAGAGTACCGTTGCTGGTTGTCGCAGCACGAACCGACAAACTTTCAGTTTGCGTAGCATCAGCAGGGTTTGGCGCATAAACATTATCGCGTAAAGAAGTACCATTAAACTGTGCTAACCAACTCAAATACTCATAATCAGCAAGATTAGGATCAACAAGTTTACTTTTAGCAAAATCTTCAGTACCATCATATTCAACAGGTAATTCTTCTAAATCTAATTTCCAAAACCTTGCCGTTAACGCCGACGTTTGTGCGGAAGAATAATTCAAAGCATGCATCAATTTAGACATTGGGTATTGTGGACTTTGTGCTTTGTCTATTTCAAGTAAAACTTGAGGGATGTATTTTGTGCTGTTGCTCACAAAAGGGTTTTGTTTATATTCGTTTTCTTGATATAAGAATGGGCAAGTCATATAGAAAGTTTGACCGTTGCCACCATGGTTTGTGATCGTAATAGTAATAGTGAAAGTGATATTTGATCCTGTGTAGGAACTAGTTGGTAGATCATTATTTGGGGACAGTTCAACAAAGTTTGATCTGACTGTTAAGTATTCGTCAACAGCATCGAAATTTGTTATTACTGGAGCGATAGATGAGGCAGGGGAGTCTGTTTGTAAGGATGTTTCAATAGTGATTTTTTCACTGCTTTTAAACAGTGCATGAAAAATATATGTGAGTGAGTCTAATTCTGCTGTCGTTGTCCCATTTGCGGCGACACCGGTAATGGATAGTTTTAGTCGTTCTGTCCTGTTGGGTAGTATTTTTAATGCTAGTCGCCATGGTACGAGATAGTTGTCGTCTACGGCTAATATTTGTGGTGTTCCAGGAAGGACTACACCGTTACCGTCTATGTGTACTGCGGTCCATCCATAAAATTGGTTGATAGAAGCAGCGTTAGGGTTTAGGGTGTTTAGGTATGTGGCGTTGCGGATAACGTCGTCGGTGTCGTCTCGTTTTATTGCGTTTTGCCAAGTTAGGTATGGCGTGTTGTAATACATTAGATGACCAGTGGTGTCGCGGTTATTGTAATGTCGGCAGCGGTGATGAGGGGTAGGTAACCTTTTTTAACAAAACTTAATGTTGATGTGTTGGTGTTGGCTGTTTCACTATAGTATTTGTTGTCTGCAACTGTGCCCGTAATAGTTAAAGTTAAGTCGCCACCGTTACCAAGGCTTGCGCCAGGGATAGTGATCGTGTTGCCTGCAACATATCCAGCACCACCCGAGGTTATTGTCACTGTAATAAAACCACTATATGCAGTCCCTGACCCAGTTTTAGTAATAGTAAACATTGCACCAGTACCGGAACCATTAGTTGCGCTCTGGGTGACGCCAGTATAAGTTCCTGCGTCCGAAATACTGGTGCCCGAAGCAGTGAACGTTGTGGAACCTTGTGATAAATAACCTACTACGCCTGCGTGTTGCATTGTGCATGAGGATACGTTGATAACCCCAGCGCCGGATTGGAACACGATTGCTGCAATATAATTTGATGTAATGTCTTTTTTGAATGTAGGGAAGTTTATGTAGCCAAATGCGTTAACTAGAGATTGTTTTATTATTTCTTCGACAGCACTGACATCTATTGTGGAGTTATATGTTATTGCTAAGTCAATTGTTAGTGGAGCAAATTTATAATTTTGCACTGATATTACGAGCCCTGGCACTGATTTAAGAGTAACAAAATCATCAATTGAAGTTAGTTCTGGTGTTGTGAGTTCTCTATCTTTGCCATAGACGAATGCTGTAACATATCCGTCAGCAGATGCTGCAGCGATTGCCAAGTTACTAGGGTTAGTGAGGTCGTATACTTTGCAAATTTCTGTTTCACGATAGTTGGTGAGGATGCTGGACTGTATTTGGTTTGCTGTGGAGAGACTATTGGATAAGGCTTGCACATGTGTGCGTGCCCCAGATAGGTAAACGGAGTCGATATCTCCGTCTATGCCTGCCGCAAAGTCATCTTCGCTGATTGCTATATCTACGACGTTGTTTGTTGTGATACAAACAAGTTCTGTTCCTTCTGTGATGGTTGGAGTGTAGCCAATTGTTTTTGATATGACTTGGATGCTGGCGGAGGGGGATGGGTCTGCTCCATCAACGAGGTCCCAGTATGCTGTTTGTGTTCCTGGGTTTTGGTTCGTCCCGTTTTGCAGTGCTTTATATGTACTGCTATTGTATGTGACGTATTGTCCTGTTGTGTATGCGGTTGCGTTTGACCATATTGGGGCTAGGTCGACTTCTTCTGCTGTTTCGTATGTGTATTCGGTTACTGATCCGTCTTGTTCAATGTATCTGTGAGCAAAAATTGTTGATTTTGGTACGACTCCTCCGAGCGTGTCAAATGCTGTGACTGTGAGTGTCACTGTTGCTCGTGTTCCTTCAAATCTTGAGTATCCGACGAGGTTGGCGAATCCTTCCATCAGGCGTGATGGGAGGCTGTTGATGGTGGCGATGTTGAGGGCGTTCATGTATGCGGATGCTTGGAATATTGCGTCTTCTAGGGTTCCGCGACGAAGGTTGAATTCTGGGAGGACTGTTAGTGCTACGTCTATTGATTGTTGGTAGATGTCGCCTGGTTCTAGGTTTGCGGGTGTGAGGCTGATGTATGGGCTGAAGTTGATAGGCATTTTTTATCGTCTCGTGAAGTTGAATTTGATGAAGTTGTTGCCTTGTTCGTCAATATTGTTGTCAATGTTTGTGAGGATTATTTCTGGGATGTATTTGGATGCGTTGATAAGAAATTTTCCGTTGTCTACTATGTCGAATGTTGGGTCTTGTACGCCGAATTCTGGGAATAGTGGACTTATTCCTTTTTCTGTTCGTGCTGTAATACTCAATAATTGCTTATAGTAATCATCGGTTTCGTCTGTGACTTGCGTAAATCCATCACGACCATATTCTAATGGTATTTTAATTGTGTCCATGGGCGCTCCTAGTCCACATTAATCTTACACTGCAAGCACCATCGTGGGGCTTATTTAATGTCAGGCGTAGTGGTTTTCTCTGACATTTCACGCATTGTGCCAATTGTTGCCTCAAGGACGGCAATGCGCTGTGCCTGTGCTGCAATCTGGTTTGTCAAAGATTCAATAATCTTATTGACATCTAATTGTACGTCACTCATTTGTTCTCCAATGTTTCGATTCTCTCTATGAGTGAGGTTACTTTAGCATCAAGTTCTTTGATTGCGGCTACTGTCAGCGCCGTCATTGCCAAACTGTCAAGCCCAGTAAAGTCTCCGTCTTCACCCAACATTGCTGCTTGTGGGATTACTGCACCTACTTCTTGGGATATGAAACCAATATTGCCAATTTCCCAGTTTTTTGTCCACTGACATGGACTCTCTGCGGTCCCAGAACAACCATCTCGTGAACAGTCATGATGCAATTCATCTGAATAATATGGTTCAAGACCTTTTGATTTACGAATTGTATTTAACCGAGAAAGAGCAAGAGCGCGTCGTGGAGTTCCTGGAATTTGAGAAAGATGTTCTTTTTCTTTCCACCTATATGTAACGGGCCGTAATTGCCGTACGATATTCAGTCCTGTCAATATTTCATCTTGATTAACTGCCGCCCCCGCCGAATATAGTATTTGGGGGAATGTCTCTATGTCCTGCTTAAGATGGGCTGATGAAACAGCCGTAATAATACCTTCAAGCGTATTGTATCCACTATCATCCGCGTTCCGCAAGTAGACAGTGGGGTTATTGGCGCCGACACGAAACTGTGGCGCAACGTTGGTGGCCCATATAGCAACTGCCGCACCTGCATTTCCTGCGCCCGACTGTATACCCTGTACGGACCAGTCATCGGCATCAGCAGCGCCAGCCCCCCTAAAGGCTGTCCCATCAAAGCGTGACCCACTAGCACTACCAGCAGAATCAGCATAGCCAACTCTAACTGGGGAACCATGGTTGGTGGTTAATTGCCAATGAGCACCCGTCCATGCGCCGGACATATAGTAGGTACCGACATACCCCGTCATCCATAAGTATGTAGAATATGTTGCTGAACCAGATAATGCTCCACTGAAAGTAGGGGCAGAAACAGTTCCACCAAATGTTGCATTATTGTTTTCAAGATTAATTATTAAAGGCCATACCCCACCAAATGTCGCCCAATTCAGTGAGTTGGTACCATCACCACGCAAAATATAAAATAAATTACTATTAACATGAATCATTGCTGACCTATTATCGGTGTCTTGAAAGTAAGCCGTAGGCGAAGCGTTATTCATAACAACATTACCCGTTGTAGTAAGACTCGTTAGAGTACCCACAGAGGTGATTGCTGTTTGAGCCGCACCAGTAACAGTGGCAGCAGTACCCGACACGTTGCCCGTTACGTTGCCCGTTACGTTGCCCGTTACGTTGCCCGTTACGTTGCCCGTCAATGCACCAGCAAATGCCGTAGCAGTCACAGTTCCAACGACTTGAAGTGCTGTTGAAGGAGAGGCAGTACCAATTCCAACGCGGTTATTTATTGCATCAACATTAAATGTTGACGTATCTACCGATAGGGCGCCAGTGATGTTTAATGATGACAGTGTTCCGGTAGATGTGATACCAGAAAGGTTTCCTGTCGTAATGACTGTGCCGCCAATATCGGGAAGAGTAATTGTCCTATCGGCAGTGGGGTCGGTAATTGCGAGTGTAGTTTCATGAAGATTGTCGGTACCTTCAAAAATGACACTTCCGGTTGTGTAGATATTTCCACGAACATCCAACGCCTCAGTCGGTGAAGCAGTACCAATGCCAACGCGATTATTTGATGAGTCGACCTTGAGGGTCGTTGTATTAATAGTGAGGTCACCACTAATTACGGCAGACCCAGAAATATCTACTTTTGCGGACGGAGAAAGAAGTCCAATGCCAACATTTCCCGAAGCATCAATAGTGAATGGCGTTGAGTCTGGGTTACTAGAGTCTTCTACTAGGAAGGCGGCACCAGTACCAGTTTGGGTAATTCTGACGATTTCTCCAGATGTCGACCCAGTCACATGGAGTTTTGCTGCGGGCGTAGTCGTACCAATCCCAAGGCTATCTTCACTGACATCAAAAAATAAAGTACTTGTTCCAACGGTGAAATCGCCAGTAATCTGAGCATCGCCAGATACATGTAGTTTCTTTGTCGGGGACGTAAGTCCTATTCCGACAGAACCATCTGATTTAACTATTAGGGGAGTTGAGTCAGGATTCGTGGAGTCCTCAACACGCAAAACATCGCCACTTCCTCTTTGCGTAAATCTCACCAAAGCATCTGAGGTTGATGAATCAACGATGAGATTGTCGGCGATAGATAATTGATCTTCTCGTGGGGTAATTCGTCCAATGACAACCATATCATTCAACATGTTGTCCAAAAACGTCACCAACACCTGCTCACCAACGACAGGAACGGATGCAGGCGTATAATCGACGACCTTAATTGGTCCAATAGTAGAACCAAGAAACTTCACAAAAACAGTGACAGTCCCATTGCCATGCTCACGCACAACCTTGCCGACATAAACGCCGCCAGGGCGCAAAGGACTACTAGCACCATCAAACCTATCCGGAGACGTATTAAGAGCCATATTAGTATCCTATAGTACTAGCGTTGGCGCTTCAGCAGCAAAATACTTACCACCAACAAGATAATCCTGAATAGCCTTATCTTTATCATCACGCTCAGGCTTAATCAAAGTCACAGAAACAGGATTAACAGACATCTCATCATAAGTAACACTGTTAATAATGAAAACATCAGAAAGTGTTGGTATCCCCCACAAAGCAACAGTCATTCCAGGACGTAACGAGGTCCCAGCAAATCTATCTACAAAAATATCTGCCTGACACTGATATGGGTCTTTGTCTGATTTGGAGATTTGTGGAATTTGGGTAAGTATAAAATCTTCATATCGCGGTTTGCCTAATGCAATCATTTTCCCATATGGAGGAGGATAAAGGATAGGTATTGCATTGATTACTTCCGATGAAATTGTGTTTGTTTTAAGATTATACATGTTGGCGGTAACGATTTCTGTTCCCCATTTGCCGAGAAGTGTTTTGAGTTTCACTACATACAATGTTCCGTCAACTTCAAAAATTGCACAGTTGTTATCGCTTGCTATCCTGGACGCCACATCCCATGCTGAGTCTGAAGATTTGGTTGCGTCACTAGAAACATTAATTGATGATGTTTTTGAGATGAGTGGGTCGGCAACTAAATCTAATCCAAATGAAAAACAAAGATATTGCAAAAATCCGATAGCAGAGTTTTTGCCAGAAATTTTTGCTTGTGCTGTTTTTAGTTCGTTAGCATTTTTGTATCGTTGCATTTGTTGTACTGGCTTGCTGCGCGCCATGATTGTTATGGCTGGTGACATCCCTGGCCCCTGTGCGATGTTCATGCTGCTTATTTCTAGTTTTAATTCGTAATAATTTTTTGATTCTATTTGTTGTCCTGGCTGATCGTTTTTGTTATTTATTCTGTTTGTTGTAGCGATAGATTTTGTGCGATAAATAATATCGCGGCCAATAGTGAAATAGTTTGCTTTCAACATTTCGAAACCTGGATCAATTAAAGATATGCTTAATTGCGTAACTTCGGACATGGAGTAACTAACTTGCATACTCAGGATTGATTCTTTGATTATGGCGACTTGTCTAGTATCTAGGTCGCCAATCACTACGTCCCATTCGTGTTTATTGTATTCGGATTTGATGTCGTCCCAGCGTGCTTTATCAAACTGATATTCGCTTGTGCTTGTAGGTTTTAAATTATCCATAATAATTTATCCGTTAGGGTCTACTGGTGCGGGTATTTCCCACTTGAGCCCGGTTAGGAGTTCGCTTTGCAAACCAAGAGTAACGACGCCGCCGCCACCGCCGCCGCCGCCCTTGCCGACAACGGGGGTGCCTAATTCCAAGGGGGGGAGTTTAACTATAGTGACTGTTTCGACTGGTATTTCCTGCAAAGTAATGCTTACTTGAGCAGCGGAAATTAAAGAAGGGGTTGTTGCTAGGCCGGTTGTTTCATCAATAGTTCTGCGACCGGCAGTAATATTTAAATCTTGGATAACAAACTGGAGGCCTCTGGGTTGTTCGAATCTTGAACGAGCCATTTGTATTTGGAGAATGTCATCAAAACCTTCAAGGGTGACAGGGAATTTATTTGTTGCCATCCTTCGTAGCATATTTAACTCGTTTGTTACACTGTTCATTAAGCCGTCAGAAACGGCAGTACCCTGAACAATAATTGTTCCATTTGCATTTTTGATACTTGGTATGTATTGTGCGGAAACAAGAAAATCCATAGAAACTTTCATTAATTTATATCCGGACCAGTCGACAAAAGAAGTATTCATAGCGCGAGGAACTTCTTGCCACGCTGAACCTATGTCTGAGTATCGAATGTTTTGTGGGATATAAGGAAAAATGAATGTATCTGTAACTGTGCCTATTACTTGGCCGCTATCTGTTAAATCTAGTTGTCTTTGTGTCATTCGTGGTTTGGTGCCAGCGGTTGAAAATGGAGGGGCATAGCCTTTTGGCATGCGGACAACAATTTTTGTTTCTGGTTTCGGCGCTGGAGGGGGTTGTTTGAATCCGCTGAAGTCAAGCCCGGGTGGAAGATAATATCTTTTCCCGTCTGCTCCGACGACCCATTTTCCGCCAGGTGGTTTACTGCCAATTGTTTTGGGCGGAGTAGGGTAACCTTGCCACCATGCTGCATCTTGCAAGTCACCACCACTAGGTGGTTGGTTCCCAATGGTTGTTCCGGAACCACTACCAGGGCCGAGAATACGGTCTACGGCATCGTCTGGTGACCCAGGATTTGTATTACTGCCATCACGACCATCTCGTCCATCCCAACCAGGATTATTTCCACGTCCACCACCAACGGGGGGTGTATTGCTGTTTGGTGTTTGATTACTGTCTTTAAACGGGCCAATTTCTCGATCATCAAGTATTGCATAATAATCTTTACTGCCCCGTGCATAAAATCTGAAAACAGGACCTGCTTTTGGCGAATTAGGGTTACTGCTTATTCTGTTTTTATTGACATAGTCTCCGGCGAAGTATGCGGCAGTCATGGCGCGCGGGTTTGGTGGGAGTGTATCTCTCTTTCTCGGCATACCTACGAATGCGCCACTGTCATAATATTCCCATAACTGTACTTTTGTCCAAATGTCTTTATTCGTATTATGAATCAATCCCCAATATTTTGTTGGTCGGAATATACGCTGCCCAAGCCCTTGTTCGAAATTATCTCCAGACTTTCCAAAATAGCCCGAGATAGTTGTTTTGAAACCTGCCGGTTTACCAGAAGAACTTTTAACTTTATCCCCACCATTAATAACGAATATTCCATTTCCCTTTGCCTTATATGGGCCTTCGTTTTCAGTCCATAACCAAATATTCCCCATTAGTAAGTTCTTTCTTTGCTAATTTTTTCATTAACTTTAATTTTATGCATCACCATATTGGCTATTTCTTCAGGGTTAGAACCGGCACCATTAACAGTAATATTATATACGGGGGCTCCTGACGACTGAGAACTAGTAGCACTCGTAATACCAGTTGCCATTGCGTACGCAGGCGACATTGAATCACCAATTCTAGGAACAACATGAAGATGCCTGTTTTGTGTATCACCATGGAATTGAGCAAAGCCACCATCACGATTAACGGCATCACGATATGAAATCAAATTGTCGCCAACAAGATCATAGGCACGACCATTGACATGGTCTGAGTTGGATGATCCAAGAGCATAATCTCTATAACTTGATGTAATAACCCTATTGCCGGCCATACTGTTTAGTCTTTGATGAGAATCTAGTGTTTTTGACAAATTTGTTCCTGTATCACCAACAGTCGGTGCCATTGGGGTTTTTGTATCTGCGTCTTTCTGAGAAATGTTGACAGTTGGGCTACCCGGGAATAGGGCATACGGCGTACTTATTTCTGCGACTTCAGCCGACAACTTAAACCCTGCAGCGAAAGCATCCGATACTGCCTTATATGTCGCATCGGCTTGTGCGGCGATTGACGCATCTTTTGCTTCGAATGCTTTTGTTGCAAGATTTCCAAATTCTGCCGGCAATGTTGCTAGGAACGCCTGTAATTCTCCTTGTATTGCTGCTCTTTCTGTATCCGTAGTTGCTAAATCCATCCGGTCACCAAATCCACCAAGTTGTGTTGTGATACCAGATGCTAAATAAGCACCAAAGTCTCCCTGTGAAGCAAGGGCAGCAACATTCCCACCAAAGTTTTTTGTAGTTTCTGGGTTGATAAATTGTAAGCCTGTTCGCGCAAGAGTAGATGTCAGCAATTCGGTTGATCCTTTAGACACCGCAACCCCACCTATATCCATCAACTGTTCCATCACTTGTTGATTTGGTCCATTGTCGTAGAATGCGCCTTCCCTACCACTCAAAGGAAATTGCTCACCATTGGGGCCATACTGGAATGCTGCTCCACCCCTTCTGAATTGATTCTGGAATTCTATTAGGCCGCGCAATTGCCCACCTGGTGTACCGGCATACATTGCGGGGAACTGTTGCAACGCCGTTCCAAGAAAATCTTGAATATCTGCAGTTCCAAGAGTATTTGCTTGGGCCTTATCAAATACAGTACGTGCAGCCTCATCATAAATTTTTGGAGCATTCGCGGCTTTTTGCGCCACATCAACAACATCGTACATACTGGCAAATGTTTCACCAATATAAGCATTTAGTTCTGCTGTATTATTTATTAATCCTGAAGTTAATTGAGTTATTGATGAATTAAAATCTACCGTAGCATCCATTAGGTTGAGTCCAGATTGACGTGCCAATTCAAAAATTTGGTTTGAGTCCATCCCAAATGCTTCCGTATATTGCCCCATGCGACTATCGTAAATATCGAAAGTTGATTGCGCGGCGTTTGCCATAAGTTTAAATGTGTCCGCACTTTCTTTAACAAACGCTTGCGGGTCGCCTCGCAGACGTTGCCTCTCTTCTGAAGTCATAGTTGCAAAAATCCCAGTTCCACTCAATGTCTGAGCATCTACTGCACCTCTAATTTGTTCATCGCTCTGATTGACATATTGACCGAAATCTGCCGCCTTACTTGAATTCTGACTGATAATTGCTTTCAAGTTCTGTTCCGCGGTCGTACGAGCCATACCTGAAACCATCTGCGTCGACGTCGCCATAGCCGAAGAAACACCACCCAGCATCTCTGATTGAATGTTCAACGCCAAATTACGACCTGCATCACGAGCAAGACGCACATCCTCCTTGCGCTTATTAATAGCGCCCATAATTCCGCCAGCAAGAGCACCAAGCACTGCACCGACGAGTGCACCAGGGAGACTGCCAGTCATCATTCCTGCAGCAAAACCACCCATCGCTCCAGAAGCAGCGCCAAAACCACTACTGGTACTAGTTGCTGCAGCACCAAGACCACCGATAGCAATACCAGCCCCAGGGTTAAACATCGCCACTCCAGAACCGAGAGCCAAAGCACCCTTGGCAGATTCGGGAGCAATGCTAGAAAGAAGACCAAGTCCCAAAGTTGCCCCTATGCCTGTCGAAGCCCTATTATTGAAACCCTTAATACCTTTTGCTTCGTCGCCAGCAAATCTTGCGTACATCTCTGATGTTCGCTGAGCACGTGGACCGTACTTCCCCATAAATTTTTTGTATCTAGATGGATCAACACCATCTACAGACTGCGCATATCCGGGTGTGTTTGGTGTTGCCATAGCCTTCCACCACGCGCCATCCTTCATGCTCAGTTTGCGTCCACTGGCAGTCTCATAAATACCTCTATTATGCGGTCCACTAACATAACCTGGAGCAATCTCTCTGCCACCGGCAGGAGTAACACCAGTACCAGTAGGAGCGCCACCACCAGTATTATCAATACCAACCTGTGATCTCATGCCTTGCTGACGAAGGGGAGACATTGCCCCCGCCTGAGACCCCGGCGGAATAGGTATACCATAGAGTCCGCGTGCCTGAAGTTGATTGACTGCCATCGGATAACCATTAATGCTACGAGCACCGCCACCACCAGCAATACCACCACCACCAATACCTCCGCCGCCACCGGTCCTACTAGCCATACCGCCACCCGGACCATCAACATTAACAACACCAGCATTAACATTCATTAACTGAGTTTTCTGCATCTTCGCATAATCAGGAACAACACCACCAATAGTTTTCTTCATACCACGACCAGCAGCCATCAAGCCGCCCGCCAAACCAAAAGCACCAGCAGGACTATCAACACCAGCAATTTGCCTAACTGCATTGAGAACATCATTGAATATACGGAAAAGTTTTGTAGCCCCCTCAACCGCATCATTAATAAACGGTAACGCCTGAACAAAAATTTCACGAGTAGCACCAGCAAACCGACCAAACTCAGTAATAAATGCACCAACACGCGTACCAAACTCTTCAAACGCTTGCTTATTATTAAGAATCAAATTACGAGTATTATCCATCGCACTACCGAACTCACTAAACAACGGTTGCAAAGCATTCTTGATCATGTTCTCAATAACTCTGGCGGCATCAATAAAAGGACGAGTCCTATCTAAAACATCATTCCAACCATTTCTAAAATCACTCCACCAACTACTAATACCCTTCAACATCCCCTCAGCCTTAGGGAGATAATTGTTGATCATCTTGGCAAAACCATCAGCCAATTTTGCAAAACCGCTAGTAAGACCATCCATCATGGAACCCTTACCAAAAGTAGTAATAGTCCCAGTGACCTGAATCAAAGTACGTCTAATAGTATGTTGAATTTCACTCAACGCATCTTTTGAAGGCCCCAAGAATATTTGACCGAAATCAGCAAAGTCAGCCTTAATAATATTCATTGCTTTCTTAAAGCGACCGATAAGAGTATCGTTGACAGCAGCGAACTGACCATTCACGCCACCTATGACGGACAATGTTCCATCAAGGATCGCACCTTTTAATTCAGCAACAGTATCAATGCCCTTGGTCTTTGCTTCCTTAAGAGCATTCTCCATTGCAGGACCAAGGTCCTTGGCAGATGCAGTAATCTGAGCAAAAGTAGCCTTAGGGTCTTGAAGCATCCCAACCAAAGCACCAACAGCCTGCGCCCCCTGAGCAACATCTTGACCAGCAGCACCAAAATCCATCAAACTTTTAACAAGAGCCTGAGAAGACTGTGTATAGACGCCCTTTTTTGATATTTCGGAATAAATAGAATTTAAATCTTTAGCACTCAAGCCTGCAAGGTCAGTATCGCGAGCCATGGCGCGCATTTCTTGACGAACCTGATTCATTCCAGAACCAAATTCGTTTTTGCCCATCTTCTTATAGGCAAACATTGCGGCTTGATTTTCCCTGATGGCGGCGGCTGCAGTTCCAGCAGCGACGGCGATGGAGGCTAGTCCGGCTGCAACACCTTTTGCTATATATCGGAATGCTTTCATTGCTGCATTACCAAGAACAAACGCTCCGTGGACACCAACCATAGCGGCAGCAAGCGCACCAAGTTGTACTGCAGCAAATTTTGCTGACATACCCACGAATTTGGTGAGGGCGCCACCCATCATCTTGACCATTTTGTCGACTCCGTCAAAATGTTTTTTCCATTTCATGTCCATGCTGTCGAGGTTGGCAGTGACACGATTTTTTAGCAGGGTGACGTGGTCGTTGAGACCATTTATTTCACGTTTGAGTTTACGGAGTTGTTGTTCACCGTGGACTTTAACTTTGACTACAAGTCCAACTTTATCCTCTGCCATTATTGCTCCCGGGAATCCGTATAACTATTAACGAGGATTCCGTTTTTTCATTTCTCGGTCGCGATCCTCATTATCCTGCTGTATTACTTTAGCACAAGCAAGCAATATCATCCATTCGTCTTCATCGAGACGAAGGAGGTCTAAAGGATTACTACCCCAGAGTTCACCGAGGCGAGCGGCGCTTATAACCGAAGGGTCGTCAACTAGTTCTTCGAAGACGACATCGTAGGGTCCACGGCATCAACGGTATCCGAATACCCAGCAGCGTCCAAAATAGTCAGAGCAGCAGCCTCAATGTGTGGATCGACACCAAAAAACTCGCGAACAGCGTCAGGGACAGGTCGTGTCGTATCGGTCATCTTAAGAACTTCTCTGGAAGCAAAGTTAAGACCATGACCGTCTTCATCAAAGACTTCTTCGCCGTCAATGAGAATACCGTCGGTTGTGTGTCCAACTAGATAGCAAGCAAACTTGCTGGCATCCATTCCGGCCTTAGTGTCTTCACCAGAATTACGGCGCCAGGCCTTCATCTGCTGTTGGGTAATGTTCGGGCGAATGCGTAACTGCACGCCAGGACGTTCCGGAACATTAATTACAATATGAGCACGCTCAACCTTTTTGGCGATGGTCTCCTTCAATCTCTGAAGAGGAGATGTTTCGATAGCAGATTCTCCAGCAGACTTAGATGCCTTGCTGGTCTTTTGCGGCTCTGTAGTTTCTTCTGTGTATAGGGGTTCTGTCATGATTGAAAACCTAGCACAGCAATTCCTGTAGTAGTGGAACTACGAAAATTATTATCAGGATGACTACGGCGTTGGTTTGGCTGGCGTGCTGACGCTCTGCACAGAGAACGTCATAGAGAACATGGCGGGAGCGCCAGATGAGGCATCACCGTCTGGCTCCGACAATGCTACCAAGAGGGCGTTTGTGTACTGTCGGTCACTGCCCCTGACCTGAATGTCACAGTCATATACTGAAATGTTGATGTCATAAAAAGCGCGACCGACTCTCTGGCGCAGTACGTTGATTTTTGCTGCAATATTGCTATCATCCTCAGTTATGCCGTCATCTGCACTGTCATCATAATAGGCAGTGAGCGAAATATCGCCGATTTCTGCTGGAGCGCAAAGTAGGCTGGGGAACATTGATCCACCGTCGTAGACTTTTTCCACAGATGCAGTGATTTCTCCACCAGAAACCTGAGGGAACCTAAAGTCGGTCCACTTGGGACTAGTTGTGCCAGCCTTCGGGGTGATGGTCGCTACTATTTGCCTTGCAGAAACTTTTGATGCCATGAGCATTCTCCTCTATGAATTTATTTTCAGACTACCGAAGCCGTAAGGCTTGATTTAATAATATCAACTTGAATAGAGTCGCCGATTCCAGTAACACGGAGTCCAACACGAGCCGTCACTGTTCCATTAACCAAATTGGCGAGTGGGTTAATGCTTGAATCGCATATGACCGTGTATCCATAGTCGATTTGACGTCCATTATTGTCAAATGCTGGATAAATGGCGCCAATTGTGCGCAATTCTTCCATAATTGACTGAAGACGCTGCTTGATTGAAACAAACAGTGCATTTCGTGCATCGATTGGTCGGAACAAGACGTCTTCAAGACTGCGGTACGATTCAACAACAACATGGTTCAAAACGTCCTGTGACGTAATGTAACGGAAGTTTGGCAAGTCTCCAGAACATGAACGTGCACCATAAATACGGATAGTGTTGTTAATAATACGAATCGCATTAATTGATTCGGCATCAAGACTGTCACCCAAAGTTGAACCAATAGCAAATTCAATACCATTAACAAATCGTGCGGTACTTGTTACACCAGCACCAGGCTGGTGGGGTCCAACGTTATTGTGTGCTCGTGCTCGTGCGCCAGCAGCATAGCCGACCGGCGGAATTAATCTATTGACTCCGAGCGTACCTGTCGGTACGTAAACCCATGGGGCAAAAAATGCTACATGTTCAGCATTGTCGCTTCCTTGGATTCCTTGAGTGATAGAGATGAGATCGTCGTAGTCTCCGGATGCCGAGGCGTCGTTGGGGTCTGTTCCTGCGTCTGCGTAGAGGAAGGCTAGACGGTTCATTGAGTTTGCGTGGGCGATGAGTTCGTCGTTAATCCCTGTTGACTCTGGGCAGGCGACGACGCCTGTTCCGTATGAGTCAAGGAACAAGTCCAATGCGTCGACGAGGTCGGAGTCGGCGACTGCCGTTCCGGCGGTACCATCGACGTCCGAACTGTCACCAAAATATTTCTCAGCGGCTGCACTTGCTAACTCAGTTGTTTCTTTTCCGGCAACAACTTGTGCGGTGCACAAAAGGCTAGCAACGGGATGAACGTTAATTTTTCCGGCGATCTGCTGGTTGGTCGTACAGTTTCCTGTAGACATTATTAGTGTTCCGCCCTTGTATATTTTGACTACTGCAGTGCTGGCTGCGGTGCCTGCTGTAACAACTGCTGACAATCTTTCAGCACCGCCAGCGGCAGATGACCATGTTCCTCCACCAACTGCGATAAGGGTAATGACTGTGGCCGAATTCGAGTTGTTTTTAAGGGAAAGTCGTCCTGCTACCGAATCTGAAGCGAGAGCGCGAGCGACATAGCATTGCGAGCCGCCTTCTTCGAAGAAAGTTTCAACGGTCGAATACAGGTAGTTCCCATTGACGTATCCACCATAATGGAGTTCGAATTGTTCCATTCCGGTGATTAGTGTGGCCACGTCGGTGGGTCCGCGGAAGGCTTTTCCTACAAAAAATGCTTGTGATGACTCGCGTACGGTTGTCGTTGTGGGACCTGTTCGTACAGCGGTACTAATGTTAATTCCGGGCATAGGACCTTCCTACCTCATCGCTCAGACCGGCTGAAAATACTGCCAGTACTTTGTATTGTATCTAATTATTAGTGTTCTCTAATGTAACTGCAGAGTAAAACTTTTATCGTATTTATATGTTCTTGCTGGTTTCTGGTGTTTCTTCTGCTGTTGTTTGTTCTTCGGTTGCTTCTTGTTCCTGCGGTTGGGGTGTTTCGGTTGCTGCGGGAATTTCTTCTGCTTCAGTGTTTTCTTGGCTTATTGCTTCTGATTCTGTTGTTTTCTTTTTCTTTTGTTTGGTTGCTTCTGTGGTTTCTGGGGTTTCTGCGGTGTTTTCTGCAGCGTAAATTGCGTTTGCTACAAGTTTTGCGAAACCTTTTCGTAGATAGCGTTCAAGGTTTGAGTTAATTTCTGATACCGCAAATTTTTCGCCTGACATTACGTGGTTGCCAAAAATGTTTAAATTTGTGTTTGCCAAATTAACGTATACATTCATGCCTTTGGACGTAAAGTCAACAAAATCTGTGTCATTTGCGACTCTGAAAAATGAGTTATTCATATAAAACCTCTTAGTTTCTAGTAAATAATAGCCTAGTCTATGATGTCAACACCCAAACCACTTAGGTTGAAGGTAATATCAACCTCGTCGAGGTTTGCAATATCTGCCCGAGAGACAACTTCGTTCATGTAAATTGTATATCCCAAATATGCTCCAGCGAGAACCCTATCACCTTTAAGGAGGGTTAAATCAGAATACTCTTCACTTAAAGACGTTTGTTCAATCTCTGCCTTGAATGTCTGGCGGGGGTCTACAAATTTCATCGAGGGGTAGTCAAGTAAGGATGAACGAAGAATGGCGGACAGCCTGTCACGCATGAGTGTTGTTTCTTCAGAACCTTCTGTTCGAACCCAAACATAAGTTCGCATATTGTAAGCAACGCGATATTCGGGGTCTGAGCCAATAAAGCCCAGACGATCAAAATATGATGTGGAAATAGCAACCGTGATAATGGTGGGCCATTCGTCCATTGCTAATGGTTCGTAGGTAAGAAATTTGATTGGCGTTGGGAGTGTTGCATCATCGAGACCCCAGCCATTTCGGTATGCCACTATCCTAGTTGGAATATCGTAAGATAAATAGTTGTTTACAAATGATTTTGCAAAATGTGATCCGTGCATTAGTGGGGCGGGCATATTTATCCCTTAATTCCAAAAGTTTCGCCATCAGCAATATATTTCACAGCCCACTTGCCCCATTTATTGGCAACATTATTGGGTTCAAAAATGATTGGGCGTTTAGGCATTTTTGTTGTTCCGTATTGATGGAATTTGGCGTATTCAATATTAGTGCCAAAATACGCTTCGTCATCTTTGATGTCGTTTGGTGCACCATGAAGACTTCTGACGCTGTTAAATAGTTGCCCGCTACGAATCAAAATAGGCCCTGCGGAACCTCTCCATGCTGCGTACTTTGGACTTAAAGGTTTCCATCCGCCATAATTTCCGCCCTCTGTTTTGAAGTTATTCGACCATTCTTTTTCTAGGTCGCTGCGTATATCATTGAATATTGGTCGGAATGATTTCATGCGTCTTTGCATGTCGTCAATTCTGTCAAAACCTTGAGGATTTTGAAGCCTAGAAGTAATTTCGACAACTAATGGCCTGGCCATTATGCAGCCCTCACTCGGCGATAACGCTTAACGGTCATTAATTCTGAATCCATGAAACCTGTTTGCAATGGTGCGACATTGCGAGTATTGAGGTCTTTAACACCAACGACATCGTCGTGCATGTTTTGCATTTCTCGTACTGCGGCACGGAGAATCAGCAGTTTAAATATTGCTATTTCAGTACCATCGATGCCTGCCTCGTAGTCGATTGTGACAACGTCGTTAGCAAATCCACGATAAAGATCAATGCCAAAACGACGAATCACATAGTCGCTTCCTGTTGCTATGGCGCTGCCGCCTACTGTCATTGCACCAATTGATGCTGGCATGTCAATAACGGAGAATGTATTTGTTGTTACTTCGGTTATTTCACGAGCAACTACGTTGTACAGAATCGGTACCATGCTTTTGATGGTCACTCTTTGGCCGCGTGTAAATTTATGACTACTTGCGGTGTAAGTAACTTTTGTGCCTACTTGTGAGACTGCCGTGACTGTCGCCGAACGTTCCATTGCTTCACTCATGTATTGTCCAGAGACTGACCAGTTTTTGATGAATACGCTGTTGACTTTTACGATTGGGGAGTTTCTGACGCCGATTGTTGATGGCGGTTGCGAGTAGGAGATTGGTGACATGGTTGTGTCTAGGGATGTGTTGTAAAAGAATGATGATGTGGGCATTCCGACGTAGTCTGAGGGGATGACGTATTCTTCTACGAAGTTTTGGACTTCTATTGGGCGTCGTAAAAAGGACTCCAATTCACTTTGAAGTCCAGCCAACACAATTTCAGCCGCATCTTGTTGGCGTAGTGAGAAGCGGATGTCCATATATGTGGTTAAATCATTGACACTAACCAGCATAACTCACCATCCTGTAAATAGAATATTACGAATTATCAGCGTCCGCCACTACGGATAATGTCACGAAGACGAGCAGTCGGATTCACACCACGACCAGCACGACGACGACGACGCTGAAAAAGATTTCGTGCAGCACGACGAATTCTTCCAGGAGTACGTCCAGTGTCAATATCTGCTGTTGTGCCAGGCTGAACCTTAATCCAACCGATGTTACGAATGTTGCGCATAATAACCATCCTTTATGTATGTGCAGTTTTTATTCTACCACGATTATCTATCAGGATTTGGCGGCGCCTCTGCAACAATGGGCATTTTATCCACAGTCCCTGGAGGTGCCTCAACCGGAACCCACGCCCGAGAATAATTATGTTCTGATATTTTTCGTTGTTTGATGATTGTTGGGTTCATCATCAGTTCCAACTCATCAAATTTCATACAAAAACGCTTCACAAAATCTTTTTCATCAAACTTACGGCTTTTCTTCAAAAGTCGGACAATAGATGAAAGTTGTTTCGCAACCATATTCCCACGACCACGGTTCATTTGAACATGGAGAACCATGGCATCAAGTTCATCGCAATCCACATACGTCACAGGCAAACCATCAGGGAATAAGGCTGACAGATTTTTGTTTCCTGCAATTAGTTTATATCTCTGACTACCATCAATAATTGAATTATCTTCTTTACGAACCACCAAAGGAGACATAATCCCAAAAGAAGACAAAGAATCAGCCAAAACAAGCAAATCAGGACGCAAAATATAAACAGTATTCCAAGAAGGAACACTCAAATCACCAATAGCCACAAAATCAATCTTCATAAAAAACAACATCCTCATCTTGTTTAGCAGCAGCAACACGCAACGCATGCGCCCTAGTACCAGGACCAACCGGACTAACCGACATCCCAGACAACTCATTCAAAAATATATTCCTAATAAGCCACTCAATTGGATAAGAATACGGGTCCTTCGCATTCTTCTTCCTAAACTCGGCAGAAAAAGACAAAGCACGACTCCTCTTCGTCTCACCAATCATGAAAGTATCAATCGCCCGCATGACACCATTCCAACCCTCGGCAGCAAACATCGCAATAACTTTCTCGACATCATATTCAGACCACCAACGACGCTGAGCATCAATCTCAGGAAAACAGTCCCACAAGCGATCATAAAACTCGGGCTCCGTAGCAACTAAATCACCAATCCTACGAATAGCAATAGAGTGCAACGGAATACCCACACGAGTATTAGAACCAGTCAAAGCCGCAACATCGTAATACTCGCAATAATCAGCACCGTGCTCCTCGTTGAGGAATTTAAAAACGTCATCCGTCTGCCAATCGTAAATCACCTTAGCCATCTTAAGAGGGATTCCCTTTTTGCTCTTATATGGCGTAACAATATAGTTTTCATGCAGTTTTTGAACACAAGAACGATATCTAATCATTGACTCAGAAGCACGAACACCAGTCAAGAAAGCAACATTACCTTTCTTGCCCTGCATGGTGTAGTAATCAATATGGTTAGTCATTGGTGTTGAATGATCTAAGCCAAAATGGTATCCAGTAATTACGTCATCAGGCAAAGGCCTACAGGTGCGTCCTTCTTTGATGCGTTTTTCACCCCAAATCATAATGGATTGACGTCGACCCAACACCCATACTTCGGTTCCATAGGGCAAGCAATACCATTCAAAATCTACCCAGTCATAATTCTTGATTTTATTGATGTAATCAAGAACAAATGGGCTAACCATTTCTTCATCTCGGAAAATAACTTTGACAGGCCCCAGGCCACGTTCTTCATGAATTTCTTTAGCAAGATATAAAACTGCGCTTGAGTCTTTACCACCAGAGAATTGAACGCAGACAGTGTCAAAAGTGTCGTATACGTGCCTAATTCTTTGACGGGCCGCTTCTACGCATGAGATATCCAGAAACATGCGCTGACGCGTCATGATGTTCCCCTATTTTTGCAGTTTAGTAACATTGGTCTCAACAGTATCAGTTGCGTCGACCTTTGTCCAGCCTTGTTGTAAAAAACTTTCGTTCAAAGTTTTAAGTTGCGCCATACCACGCGAACCATTCCTCATCAAATAACCGTGACCGCCAGTCACCTCGCAAGTCATACTGCAAATTTTCTCGTACTTACGGACAACCAAATCCATACCTTCACTATTATGCGGATTAGAAGGACTGTAGTAATAACGCAACCCACCAAATTTTTCTTTAATTTGAAAAATAGTGTACTGAGGATCAAGTAAAGAAAGTTCCTTATCGCAAATTGACACAAGTTTCCACCAACCCTCATCACATGAAATACGAACGCCGTACTCTGGGTTAATGCGCGACAATACCGGCTGCAAATAATCGGGATATTCCATATTAATCCTTTTTACGAAGGTCTAATTTCAAAACAAGTATCCCATCTTCAAACGTATACTCACAGTCACCAATCATGGCAAAATCTTGAAAATCAACTTTTGCTTGATCAACAAATTGGGCTCGCTCTGATCCAGCAACTGGCGGCAGGGGACGTTTCTTAACTGCCTCAGCACGTTCCCTAAAACGTGCCAGCATCTCATCAATTTTTAGTTCCATTATCATATTCTTCTTTAGTCACAAAACGAACGAGTGTTTCCCTATCTCTAGGAACAGGGTCACCACCAGGCCACACCTGTTCCATGGGGGTCTCCAAAACATACCAAGTACGAGAATCAGTTTCAATAATTTTGTACTTACGTATTCTCTCTACCGTTGATTCATAACGAATTCTATCGATGTCTTCATTATGCGCCATCTTCTATTTCCTCATACAGTGAATTGAATCTACCATCATTACAGGGATAGAAAACATTATTATCAGTCTTTACAACATGATCGCCTAAACGAATAAAAAACTCGCCATCCACAGTTTTCATTGAAATAACCAATTCGGGCCGATTTGGGTCATTGTCTTTAGCAAGCACAGTTAGTTCGCCACTGCACCAATCAGCAACTTCACGCTGATTCAAAGGGACAAAACGCACAGCCTCAACATCAGGACCGTTCGTGCGATAGCGCCTAACAACGGGAGTATCAATCATTATTCTTCTTTAAAGTTTCCAAAATCTCTGCTAAAAGAAATTTGATTTCTTTCAATGTTTCATTTGATTCACGAGCAGGCTGGCCAGCAAGATAGGCATTGCGCTGCGATTCTAGGCGAGCATTTTCTTTAATTGCTGATGCATTGGGTTCCATGTCTATTCCTCCATTGTTTGTTTTTGGCTGGAGAGGCAAGGGTCGAACTTGCGACGCGCGGATTAACAGTCCGCTGTTCTGCCAACTGAACTACTCTCCATTGGTATGTGCTGAAAGATTATCAGCAATAGATTGTTCGTGCACAGATTACTTTATTTTATCGGCGTTCTTGCTCATATCTGAGGAGTAATTCGTTGCGTTCGTTATTGAAATCTAACAAATCTTCTATGGAGTAAATGAACTGTGCTAATTCATCACAAAGTTTATTTGACGCTTCAATTTTTTCTTCGAGAGACTTAATGCGGGATCGCAAGTATATTGTTTCATCTTCCAGTGTGTACATTTCTTTTTGTACAGACCTCAGAATATATTCAGCATCACTAGACATAAGATACTCCATTCTATTAATTTAACTGTATGCGATATTTAAATTTCTGAATGGGCATCTATAAAAGAAATAAGTTTTTCTGACGTCGTACTGCCATCATATGCAGGTTCGTTTCTTATCCAACGAATAAAATCATACCAACGTCGCTGCTGGTCGGGATCATCAAAAACAATAGTGTATTGAACTACGGCACGAGGCGCTGCTTCAGGGGTGGCGACAGTACTCCCCTTGATGGCAATTTCGTTATGATCCATATCTCGCGGAGCAACAATCCTGCGCTCCCCCTCATCATCCTCACGAACTAAAGATGACAAAATGGTTGCACCAAGGTCACTCAACGGTTGCAAAACTGGCGGTACATAGATGTTTCCATTAGAATCAGAGGTTGTGTGCGAGTTGTATTGGATTGACTCGTCCATGGCAGCCAATTCCATTTCGTCCCAACCTAAATCTGCCATTAGATCGGAATAATCGGAAATAATGTCATCTAGCATTTCGCTCACTAACTCTTGGTCGGAGTGACCGAGTTCATTGGTGCGGTTGTCGGTTAAAGCAAATGCGATTGCCCGGTTGACGTCAACTTCAAATGGGACGGCAGCGATGTGTGTCCATCCAAGTGTTTGTGCAGCCAACAATTGGTGGTTTCCTGCGATAACAGTTGAGGTGCCGTCACCATTGGGGCGAACTACAATTGGTTTCACTTGACCAAACTCCGCATATGAAGCCATAATTGAGTCAACGTTACCTTTACGAGGGTTCCCTGGCAGTGGGAGTAAGGTATTCACATCGACCATAAGAGACTGAAGCGACGGATCAACTTTATGTTTCATTATTTTTCTCCAACACTAAAAGAATTAACTACGGCATTACCTGGGCACGAACGTTGGCGTTAAGCGTACGCATGGCATCAATTGAGGTTCGTAAAGAAAGAAGTTTCTCCCTCTTTGCTTTAACTAGACCTTCAGACATCTTAT